GGTTCCGAATCAATTTTTAAAAATACTTCGTTAGCCTTGGATATTACCACATTGGCCGTTGTGTCAATCACTTAACCCATGCATCTATGGGTATTTATTAAGTATTGTCAAGTGTTGTCTGAGGAGCTCTTAACCACAAATTACCTGAAACAGATACACGAGTTTCATCGGTATTATAAAATGGATATACAGTATGTTTAAACATTGCAGGGAAAAATAACATTACTCCTTCAACAGCCTTTCCTAATTTATATCCATGATGGGTGGCTCTCCCAAAGATATCATAATATTGGAATTCAAACATTCCTGCCTTTCTATCGTTTTCTTTAATACCCTGCATAAAAGGAAGAGTATTTTGTTCTTCATGTTCATAAGGAATTCTTAACCATATCACAAATGAATAAACTCCTCCATGATCATGATATGGATTAAACTCATGTTTCTTTTGAAAGTTAACCCAAAAACTATCTAACCCTAATCTATAATCCTTTAATTCTCTCTGATATTGTCTCATGGGATGTTGACCCCCTGCTTTATTAAAGTATTGTTGAGCAAGAGGATCTAATACATTAGAGAAAAAATAATTATTTTCATCTTCGAGAGTATAACTACTACTAATATTTCCTATCAAATGTTCTTTGTGACTTACACCATTCTTTTTATTGATCATTCTCCACAAATAATCAATATGCTGTTGAGGTAATTTAGTAACAAACCACCCATAATTATGAGGATTGATGACTTGATAGGATAGTGGTATTTGTTCGATAGCTTGTGGTGTCATTATCTAATGCGTTTATGGGTATTTATTGAGTAGTGTCAAGTCATATAAACTCACACCAACCAGTGATTATATATTTTATTTCTTCAGGTGCAGCTATACCATAATGACTATGAGTCCAACCTGCAGGCCAAATATATAAATCCCCTCTTCTAGGAGTTGAAATAAAATTTTGTTGAGGCCAACAAGTTCCACCGTTATTCTTAATATCATTTAAATAAATCATCCATCCCAATAATCTTTTAGAGTCATGATCATCCTTTCCGTGCTCCATATGTTCATCTGAATAAGAATTACCAGGAGTATATTTTTGTATATGAAAACGTTCATCCAGAGTCCAAGGAGCATATAAGATACTTAAAAATGAATGTTGCTTTACATATTCATTAATATTAGTTATTAAGATATTTTTTAAAAATTGAAATTCATCACATCCAAGTGAAAGTGAGGTATAAAAATATCCTCTTCTATTATCTTCTGTAGAATCTTTAGTTGATTCTAAATATTCAATACAATGCTTACTTTCATTTTCAAATAAAACTGCATCTTTTTTAAAAATATACTTATCCACAGTTAATAATAATTAAAATTAATTACACTTCTAAAAGGTTTATCTGTGCATGTTGTTCCCGTATGTAAATAAGATACTGGAAATGTTATTAAACGATTTTTAACACTTTCAACTTTTGTTCCATTCTTAAATTCAGTATAACCATCATTAGTATTAAGATATAATATTGAGGTAAAAGAATTATCTACACCCTTATAATCTCTATGGAATCCATGTTTAATAATTTTTTCTGTTCTCGTGGTTAAATTAGCCTTTATTTCTATTAAAGATTTTATTTGCATATTAAAAAGCAGTGGTTCTATATATTTAAAATATAATTCTGACTGAGGTTTGAATTTAGTATAAAACATATGAAAAAACATAAAATTATCAATCGCATCACACATCACTCCATTATTAAGTACCTTATCCATACGCCAACTAATTTCTTTAAGAATATTTTCAAAGTCTTTAAAAACTTCAGCTGGCATGAAGTCATCAATAATTTTTATGTCCATCAACCCAACCCTGAATTAAATCTCATAAACTCAATAGCATTTTTAATCTGAAACGTTCTATTCTGTATTACCTTAAGAATACTTTCCAAGTATATCAACATTGTATCATAATAGTCAATCTTAAGAGATGAATTAGATAGTTTCTCATCTGCATCAAGATACTTAGTCATGGTATCCTTGTCCCTTATCTTTTTAGGAAAGGGATTTTCTATATAAACATCAGGATCTGATTTGCCTGAGAAGTATTCATACCTCTCATGACGAATGTTTTTTCTTTGTTGTTCTGCTTTTTTTCTTAGAAGGAAGATTGTATTATAAAGTTCAAAGTATTTTGCATGAAGAGAGGGGATGTTCAATGATTCTTCGTGTAGATTATCTCTATCGATCTTTGCATCTTTTTCCCACATCTCTTGAATAGTATCAAGAGTTACACTCATAAGGGGTTGCCAGATAAATCAGTAATGTTAAATATAGTATACTTGAAAGTAACGTCTGCTGTAAAGTAGTTTATATCCTCAGCTGTTGCATCGAAATTTAGTGTAGATAATGATGTTGGAAACATATTCTTGAACATAATTTTAAAATTAGGATTCTCCGAACTAGTTAAAATTTGAAGAGTTCCATCAGAGTAAAGATTTAGTTGTGTTTTATCAGGTTGTTCTAAATCTGCATTTGCATTTTGAAAGTCCTGTATCTCCTCTAAAGATTCTACATATCCTAAAGCTCTTATCCAGTGAGATATCTCATTATAATTTTCTAAGTTTTCATCAACAAGAAAACGTAAATTGAAATCTTCAAACTGAACTTTATCTCCTGGATAAGGAATATTCCTACCAAGGTATGTTGGTTGTTCAGCCACTCCCAAAGTTAATCCTGGTATATTTGCTTCATTACCTAAGAACGAAACTTTACGTGCTCGGTTTAAAACAAACTTAAACCCAGTAGGTGATAAAAAATTTCTATTCTTTATCTGATTATCGTATATACTAGCCATTCGACCTTTTCTAAGTATTTAGACAAAAAAAAGAGGGTGGTTAAGCCTCTTTTATATCGATATCATCCATATCTTCCCATTGTATTGTTTTAGTTTCATCCTCACCCTCAACTTGAGGTTTAAAATGAATTTCTAATTTATAATCACTTAGGTGCTTACAATTTTCTTCATAATTTTTTGGCAATGCACCCTCGAAATTACTAGTTACACTACTTCTAGTATCATAAAAATATTTTCTAAATCCTGTCTTAAATTTATCTCTAGAAGATATAACATTACCAGCATGTGCAGCCTCAAATTTGTTTGTCTGTTTACACCATAACAAGACTTTTAATGTTATGGGTTCCACCGTTTCCTGAGTAACTGTTGGTTGGTTTCTTGCTTCATTATCAAGTTTATATATCCATTGAGTTATTTTTTGATAGAGAGTTCTATTGTGATCCTCAATATTGTCGAGGACAAAGACACGATACATATACTCATCATCACTCTCATTATTATTCCAACAACCGTTCATCCAATCATCACTATCGTTAATAAACTGATTTCGATTTACGTCTTCTACACCAAAAGTTTTTTGACCAGCAGCAGGTTGTACGTTAGTGCCATTTACATGTTCCCAAATTCTATCTGTAAGTCTTGTAGAGACATGTCCTTTTACATCAGAAAAACGTCTGTATGCACCCATATAAGTAAGCAGTCTACGAATAAATTCTTTGCTCTTTAATTCGGGGTTTTCTGAAGTTTTATATTCTCTTTCAATAATTTCAACAATAGTATTGAAAAAATGATCAGTTTTTGCATCATCATCTCCTTTTGATACATTTGCTACCATTCCTGCCATCTGCATGATTGATTCATCAGTAAATGATGAAATTAATGGCTCATGATCAACATAAACACGTGCATAATCAGCAACAGGAATATGTTTCGCATCTATTTTTTTCTCTAGAAGAAGTTTTTGTAGAGTTTTAATAGTATGTCTTCTATCAAAATACATACCCTTTAATAGAGGTATTAACCAGGAATGTACCCACCACCCTTCAATTAATGAATTTTCTAATGGTTCTTGTTTAGAATCAAAAATATCTTTATATCCTCTTGGACTGTTGCATGGAGGACAAATTAAATTGTCTATCTCTTCCATACGTAATCCTTTTAATGCTAAAAAAGGAAATTTATAAAAAGGATTATGCTCTTCAGTTAATCCTTCTTTTTCCAGACTCTTAATAGTGAAATTAGAATCCCAGGCTAATCTTTTACCAATCATAATGTTTTTCCAGTGGTCATGGTCTAATTCAAGACCAATCGATTTATGTAATTACTATAACATAAAATTTTTAACCTGTCAACTAGTGTCCATAAAAAAGAGACCCCCGAAGGAGTCTCTAGAGAAATATAAGCGTCTCGCTTACATAAGGTTTTTAACAGCAACACGTCTGTAGTAACGGTTAGAGTTAAGGTTAAGAGCACCAAGACCCTGATAGGTTCCTTCTGCGAATGGGTTTGCGACAATGCCGTAGCGAGTCTTAAATCCGATTTTTGGTTGGAAACTGTTCTCTCCCACTGCACGAACCATCTGTAGAGGAACGTATGGGCAGTAGAATATACCAGCATCATAAGGTGAAGTACCTTTGTAACCAACAACATAGTACTGATTACCAGGTGTTGTGTTACCAGACTGACTAGCACCACCGATGTTTGCAGCATAAGGGTCAATGTAGACTCTATACTTACCTTGAAGAACACCAGCAAATGTGTTACCTGTAGGATCAACCTGTAGGTTAGCATTAAGTGCAGGAGTATAATCAAGTACACCAGCCATTGTTAGTGCAGATGCAACGTCAGCAGAGCAAAGGATGATGTTACCCTTTCCACGACGTGTTCTTTGAGCGATTGCGTTAGCATCTCTCTCGATCTGGAATAGAAGTCCTTTGAACTTCTCAACAGACCAACGACCATTTGAGTCAACGTCTAGGTCGAAGATACCAGCAGTTGCTGTGTTTTGTACAGCACCCTGTTCAGCAGACTTGTAGATAGTACGAATAACTTCTCTGTTGATTTCAGCGAGGATCTCAGTAGAGAGGATATTAGCAAGTTCTGCTTCTGCATTAAGACCGTGGATTGCTTTCAAGTCTTGAGCAAGTTCTAAACTGTACTCTGCCTTGAGGGCTCTGGACTTAGCAGTAACGGTGATCTTCTCGATTGAGAATGCCATCTGGTTGAAGGCATCCGTGCCATCATCAAGTGCTTCAGCACTACCAGTTGCCATACCCTGACCAACGTTGTATGGTGAAGGCTCAGTAGTCGCCGTACCAACAGGGTTAAGAACAGCAGGGTTGTTACCTGACTGTGCAGTTGTACCGAAACCAACCTTAGGACTGGTCATACCACCAGTTAGGTCGAATCCTGCGTCCTGTCCAGAGAATGCAGAATCTGCTTCGTTGTAGAATGCTTCGGAACTTGTTAATCCACCAGTACCACCAGACATGGCGTTGTACTTGGATCTCATCGCAAAGATAAGTCCAGTTGGACCAGACATTGGTTGAACACCAGCAAGGTCATAAGCGACCAAGTTAGGCATTGAACGTCTAATCAATGAGATTAGAACGGGGTCGAAACCAGCTTGTGGGCCTGCTGCAGCAGCATCAGATCCAAAACCACCAGATGCACCAGCAGCGTTAGCGTGGTTTGTTGGGACGGCTTCGTTTAGTAATGATCCACCCTGCTCAAATGCAGAGGTTTCTCTTAAAAATTTTTCTTGGTTTTCGAGCAGGACAGCAGTAACAGCTCTCTTATGGGGGTCTGAGATTTTCTCGCAACCCTCATACTCTAGAAGAGGCTTCCACTTTTCCTGCAACTGTTCTGATTGGAACATTTGCTTTTATACGTAAAGTTTAGTTTGTTTAATATTTAAATCAGTTTACTGCTTGAATGCTGAAAGTGTCTTAAGGTAAGATTCCATTGATCCAGAAAAAGTTTCTGGTGCAGCAGCTTCACCTTCTGTTAGGGTTTCAGTTCTATTAGCAGTTGAAGCACTTGAAGTGAAATAAGATTCCTTCAATGTCTTCAATTTTTCACGATATTGTGTCTCACTTTCAAACTCTACACTTTCAGCAAGTGAAGCGAGCTTCTCCTTCTGGGTGGACGCTAATCCATCAGAAACAGATTCAAGGATACCATCAGCAGTTGCCTCTGCGAGACTCTTGTTGAGATTGATATTCTTTTCTATTTGCTCATTGAGCTTGGTTTCCATGTCATCTAGTTTTTCTACCATGCTTTCTAGCACATCATA